CTGGTGCTGGCATTCAGGGTCGGCGGGTTCATCGCCGCTTCCTCCGACGGACCGTCTGCCGTCAAGACCCTGCCTGTGATGCTCGACGGCCCCGCTTACCGGCTCGGGGGCACCACAAGCCGGGGGAATGGAGAAACGTGATGATGTTCACCGACCCGCAACGTGATCTGCTGCTCCGACTTGTGGGAGACGAGTGGCAGCGGCTTGACGCTATCCGCCACGATCTCGACTGGACGCTACCGACGGCCCAGTTGGAGTCCGATATTCTGGTCGCAGCGCAGGATGTGTGCGACGACATCGCGGGCATTCTCTACGGCGAGGAGGGACGATGAGCGACATGCTGATTGGCTGGTTGCTCGGTCTTGCCGAAGCCCTGGTGATCTACTTCTGGTTGACGGCTTGGAAGTATGGGCATGGCGAAGTGCTGCGGTGGGTGAAGAAGGAGAAGCGATGAATCTACCAATCGTGACCTTTGAGCCTGATAGCGAGTTTGACGAGGAAGCGGGCTACTCCATGTATGGGCGGGGCGTTGTCTTCGATGGCAAGACGCCCTATGCCCTGGTGCGGGTGGCTGATGGGCAGACCGTTACCGCGGAGAAGGTGTGGTGGTGCGTTGTCAAAGGCTTCGGTATTGAATCAAACGCCCACCTTCAAGTTTGTCCGTGGTGCGTAGGGGAGGCCAAGACCTCTGGGTGTGGCGAGGTGACGCTGGTGAGGGGGGCAGACATTTGATTGCCTACGGAACTTGCTGGCTATGCGGGGAGCAAGTGCCCGTGACTTTTGACGGACGACGCGCTCGGGCACACGGGGCACCGCGAGGAAACTACATCAAGGGTGGATATGAGACTTGGACGGATCGGCGTGGCACGGTTCATAGGAAGTACCGCGATGGTCGGGCATGTCCAGGGGTCGGCCTGGTCGTTGATGAGGCGAGGAAGGTGAGGGGGGCAGACATGGAGGAGACGACATGAGTGATTACCAGCCGATTGTGCTGCCGCATCGTGAGGGCGGGCCGCTGCTCTATTGGTCAGGGTCGGTCCTCTATCGCGGTTACTCCGTTCTTGGGAGGGGTGGCCGCGAATTGGCCTGCGATCATCAACACAAGAAGGCGCGACGGGCGGAACACTGCGCGGAGCGGCTGGCGAAACGACTGAACAAACGACTGAACAAGGGGAGCAGCTGATGAGTGATCTGACTGCCGAACAGAGAATCGCTGAAGCCTCGCCTGCTGAGGCGAAATGTGAATGTCCCTGCCATGCCGAGGACTGGTGCGGGTCGTGTGGACATTCGTTCGAGGGCCGTGTTCTGTCCCCGTTGCCTGATGGTGAGCGGCGGATCGTGCTGACCACCGTGAACGGGGAATGGCCGAGGTGGGCTATCGGAGCGGGGGTGCGGATTATGGAGGGACCCATCATGGTGGAAACCCTAGAGTGGCCCGCCAATGCGCTGCGGGTCGGTCTTATCTTGGATGCTCTGGCAGGGGAGGCAACATGACCTACACGACCATCACTTGCGGTTGCAACTTAATCCACCCAGATCAAGACACCTATCACCCCGAGGGACATACGCTGGTTACCGTTGGGGCCCCCGAGTCGGCGGTCCTGTGGCGGGACTGCGACGAGTGTGGCGGCACGAGCACCTACCATCATGAGGTTGCTACTCCGCCCCCCGAGGATTCTGGGGACTACCCGTGTGAGGCGAAAGGCTGCGTGAATGGCCGTGTCCGGGTGGGGGTATGCTGGATCGAACCCAGCGAGCTTGATGGTGTGATCGAGCGTTGCGCGGCAGCACTCTACGAGTGGGATCAGGGTCCCGACCCCCTGCCCTGGGATGATGGGACCCGCGGCTGGTATCGGCGTTCTGTGCAGGTGATGTTAGGAGCGTTGGGTGTCGATGCATGGATGGAGAAGGAGCAGCCGTGAGCGAGCATGTCTGCCATTATCACCGCTGTTACGCCGAATGGGACGAGCATTACGAGCCGTGCCCCGACCCGCCGTTCCCTGACGGCTGCCGCCTGAACATCGTCCGCCCCGGCAAGACGCAATGTGACTGCGACGGCCAGGGCGCATCCTGCCTGGATTGTGGCCGGCCGATGTTCGACGACTGGTATCTCTCCGAGACAGGGCTAGATCCCGCTGGGTCCGCGGTCCATCCGCCTGTGCATGTCTATGGGTCCGGGCGGAGATGCGGGACGAATCTCTCAACAGGCGAGTTCGACCCGTGGGGCCATCGGAGATGAGACTCTTATGGTCCCGTTGTTCGCTCCTGGCGTATAGCGGGCTGGTCGCTGCACTGCTCGTCGCTTGGATGGTGTCTCGCCCTCCCCCCCCGCCTGTCGTGTGGGATAGCGTGAATCAATCCCGCATGATGACAGTAATCATCCCCCACTGGCAGGCGGACTATCCGCAACCCGTGCCCAGCGAAGAGGTATCGACAGGCCCGGCGGTATCCTTTGCTTACGCCTGGTCCCCAGCCGACCTATGCGACGAGGTCGTTCCGAACCGTTGGACGAGACGCAGCCATGGGGACTGGACGACGATGCAATGGTGCCCGAAGGTCGCGTTCACACTGGTCCACTGGCCTGCTTGGACTGTCTACGATCTGGGGGCGCTCTTGTCGATCCTCGGCTGCGAATCGTCCGGCGACCCGTATTGGAACGAGCAGAACTGGGGCACCTACCCTATGAGCGTGTTCGGCCTGTTCTCCCACCGCCGCAAGTACTGGCATGGCCGCAGCGAACGCTACCTAGACCGTGCCGGTGTCCGCTACGAATCGGACCAGGCGGACGACATCACGGTGGGTGTGGCCTTGTACATGAATGAGGGGCCGTGGCATTGGGACCCTGGCTGCTGGCCTGCGGTGAAACGAAGCCTACGATGAGGAGAGCACGATGAAGTTCTATCGGAACGCGACACCGGCCAGACTCTACGACCTGATGACCCTCGAAGGCGGCTGGTGGACCCTCGACGCCCTCACCGACGCCATCAACACGCCCGCGGCCACAGTGCGCCGGAGTTTGTATCGGATGCAAGACCGGGGCCAAGTACGGTCGAGACTGGTCGAACATTCAGGGACGACGCTCCGTACTCTCGCCGGTGGTGGTGCCTGGTCTGTCCACGAGCCCGGTGAACGGATCGAGGTATGTTGGCGGACCCCCACGAACGAATGGGAAGCGATATGAGCCTGTCTCGTGGGAAGCGTCGCATGGTCCTCCGCGAGCAGGTGTGGGAACGGTCAGGCGGATGGTGCGAATGGCCGGCTTGTGAGAAACCCGGCACAGAATTAGCCCACCTGCATTCGATCGGCGCGGGTGGCCGCCGCTCCGCCGACACGCCCAGCAACGTCATGCTCCTCTGCCGTGACCACGCGCGGATCTCCGACGGCGAGTACGGATCGGGTGGCCGCACACAATACGAGGAGGCACACGAGACCCTCCTCGGAGCCGACTGGGCTGAGTTCGGGGCGGGGCTCGCATGGGAACGGGCCGAAGCGCTCACCGCACTCGTGGCGAGTAGAATAGACAACGAAGGAGGAAAGGAAGACGATGGCGCTTCGTAAACGGGTCACCCTCGACGTATCCTACGACCACTATCCGTTCAAGGCAGACGAGACGCCATGGCAGTGGGCGCAGCGTGTCACCACCGAACTCGGCTACGGCTCGGTCGCTGAGGCCACATTCCACACCGACGCTATCGAGGTCACAACCGCCCAGGACCGGTTCCGGCGTTACCTTCCCGTCAGGCAATGGGCGGAGATCGTCGCCGATATCGCTGTCTGATGCATCCTCGGATAGACTGAGCCCATGACACCTACTAGGCCCAAGGGAGTGAAATGCGGTGCGAAAAACCGTACCGGCGGGACCTGCCGTCTCGCCGCCGGACAAGGCACGACGCATACCGGCTTCGGACGATGTAAACATCATGGCGGGGCGTCGCCGAACGGGGGGAAGGCGGCGGAGAAGGAACGGGCCGCCTGGCATGAGAGGCTCGCCGGTCTGATCGACCCGGCCCTGGATACGATGACCGGCCTGCTCGACGAGAATGTGGGGGAACGTGCCCGGCTCGGCGCAGCGAAAGACCTGCTCGACCGGGCCGGGGTCCGCGAGGAAGGGGCGGGGACGGAGGGTGTGTCGATTGTGATCAACTGGCCGGAACGCTGAACATGCCGGTCACAATCGAACCCGGCTTCCATCCCGCCCAGCAGCAGGTAGCCACCTCACCAGCACGGTTCCGTGTCGTCGCGGCGGGACGCCGGTGGGGTAAGACCAGGGAGGGTGTTTCCGAATGTGTCCGCGTCGCGTTGGCGGGGGGACGTGCCTGGTGGGTCGCTCCTACCTACTCGCTCGGCTTGGAAGCGTGGCGTCCCCTGAATCAGATCGGCCAGCAGATACCCGGCGTCGAAATCCGGGTGTCCGAGAAGGAACTCCTATTCCCCGGCGGGGGACTGATCCAGTTACGGTCAGCGGATTCGCCGCAACGGCTCAGCGGCGCCGGCCTCGATCTGCTTGTGGTGGATGAGGCGGCGTTCTGTGTTGAGGAGACCTGGTCGCAGGCGCTACGCCCCGCCCTGTCGGATCGGAAGGGCCGTGCCCTGTTCCTGTCCACTCCGAAGGGGATCGGCAACTGGTTCCACACCCTCTGGTCGGATGCTGCGGGGAAGGATGATTGGGAGGCGTTCCAGTTCCCCACCACGTCGAATCCGTTCATAGACCCCGCCGAAGTCGAAGCCGCCCGCGGCGATCTCGGTTCGCTGGTATGGGCACAGGAGTACGGCGGCCAGTTCGTCGAATCCGGCGGCACACTGTTCCGTACCGACTGGGCACGCTACGCGGAAGAAGAAACCCGTGACGGCGTATCCTGGTGGGTGTGCGGTGACCGGGCCATCGACACCCGTGAGGCGGCCCGGTTCTGTACCGTCGACCTTGCCGCCTCCACGAAAGCGTCCGCCGACTACACGGTCATAGCCTCCTGCGCCACCCATAAGGGTGTGATCGTCGTCCTCGACATAGTGCGCCGCCGCATGGAAGGCCCCGACATTATCCCCGCCATCCGCGCCCAGATCAGCCGCTGGAACCTCGGCGTAGCGCACATCGAATCCGCGGGCTTTCAACTCACCCTCATCCAACAGGCCCGCCGTGACGGGCTCGCCGTCCGCGAGTTGAAAGCCGACCGGGACAAGTATGCCCGTGCCCTCCCACTCGCCGCACGCATGGAGGCCGGTGACGTGTGGTTCACCCGCGGCGTCTGGTTGAAGGACCTGGAGTTGGAGTTGTTCTCTTTCCCGGCTGTCGGCCATGACGATCAGGTGGACGCGTTGGCGTATGCGGCAGTAGTCGCAGGGCAAGGGGCCAACGTCGACGGATGGCTTATGGCATAGATGGCTGACAGCGAACAGATGTTCGTGTTATGCTCCCCCGCATGTGGCAGACAATCTCCGACCGTGCGAGAAGCATCCACCCCACCCACTCCATAGCACACCTGCTCATCCTCCCATTCTGGCTGATCGGCGTGATCGTCGGCAGCATCTGCGCGGCACTGTTCGGTGTGCTGCGCTGGGCGTGGGCCGCGACTGCTGAGGGCTTGGAACAGACGACGAGGGGACGGCTACCGAGGTTGGAGCCGCAGGTCGTCGCACAGTGGGCCCTCGTCGCCGCCATCATCGCCGCGGCTATCGTCATGCTGGTCCGCTGAGGATGCTGTACTGGATCTGGCATCGCCGCCAATCCGCCACAAGGCTCCCCCGCGCTGAACGCCGTGCACTCAACCGCCTCTCCCGTCCCGCCCGTAGTATCGTCGACCCGGTCGTCTCGAAGCTACGCCGCCTCCCCTTGCATGAACGGGTGAAAGTCGCCGACGCACCCGACCCATGGCAACGTGACCTGCTGGAGGACCGCCTATGAGCCGATGCACCCTCTGCCACAGTCCACTCGTTCTCCTTCGTTGCAGCGAGTATCCGTTCTGCCCTCACTGTGACCGGCGCTGCGATAGCGCTGTCTGCCTGTTCTGCAAAAGACGGGTGGCAGCATGAGCCTCCTGGAACAGATCGCCGCCCGCACCAGAGCGGTCCCCGTGTTCACCAGTCCCGCCGGCCAAACCTTCTCGGGCACGTCGGAGACGGTCGCCGAATACGGTGATTATCTCGCCACCTCGAACGATGTGTACGCGGTCGCGTGGGCCCGTGCGAAGATGGTCGCGAAACTCCCGTGGGTCGCGTACAAGCCGGACGGTTCGCAGTATGAGACGCATCCGATCCTCGACCTGCTCAACAAGCCGAACCCGTTCTTCACTGGCCTGAAGTTCAAGACCCACTTGGAACTGTGCATGAGTATTTGGGGTGAGGCGTATGTGACGGTTGAACGGTCGGGCCGGGGTAAGCCCGCCGAACTGTGGCCCATCAAACCGACACTGATGACACCGGTCACCCACCCAACCGATTTCATCAGTGGTTATCTGTTCCACCCACCGTCGGGTGCGGCGCCGGTCCCGTTCGCCGCGGATGAGGTGATCTGGGTCGCGTATCCGAATCCGAACGACTGGTACGCCGCGCTCCCCCCGATGGGCGCGGCACGCTTGGCCGCGGATATCGCTTCGGCGGCGCAGAAGGCGAACCGCAACATGTTCGTCCAGGGCATGTTGGGCGGCGGCTTCGTGTTCCCCCCGGAGAACCAGACGTTCACCAAGGAACAGGCCGACGACTTGGAGAATCGGATGGACGTGAGGTTCCGTGGCGTGGATAAGGCTCATCGTTGGGCGGTGATGCAACACGAGTTCCAGTTGAAGGGCATGAGTATCACGCCGAAGGACGCCGAGTTCATCCAAGGGCTGAATGTGGCGTTCCGTCAGGTGTGCCGTGCGATCGGCATGCCCCCCTCCCTGGTAGGGGATTCGGAGTTCGCGACACTGGCGAACCTCCGGGTGTATGAGCGGCTGTTCTGGGAACAGACCGGCGAATACGAATCCGACTTCCTCGCAGCAGAGTTCACCCGCCAACTCGCCCCCTCCTTCGCCAACGTCGCTTCGGTCGGCTTGGACCTGTCGGACGTGGTCGCGTTGCAGGAGGATGAGGACAGTAAGTGGGCGAGGGAGAAGGATCAGATCACCGGTGGTGCCCTGACGATCAACGAATGGCGGCAGGATAACGGGTTGGATGAGGTGGATTGGGGTGACGTGTGGTGGGCACCCGCGACCCTCCTCCCCGTCTCATCCGAACAGTCAGACTGGACCGACCAGACAGGCACACTCGGATACACGGCTTCTGATCTGAACCGGCTCGCCGTCAGAACCCGTGCCTACGAACGGCCGATCAACCGGTTCGTCGAAGAACTCCAAGGCTTCTTCGACCGGCAACGGGACGACATACTCAGACATGTCAAAGCTGGTGAGATCGAAACACCGTTCGACGTCGAAGTCTGGGACCGTAAGGCCGAAGAAGTGGCGTTCCCCCGAATACTGGGCATCATGGAATCGGCGTTCGATCAGGCCCTCGCAGAAATCCCCGAACGTGGCCTGCGAGCCAAAACCGAGCTCCGTCGAAAAGCCACCCTCCAAGCCGGGGTGCTTGCCGGTGAGATGAACACGACCACATTCAAGGAACTCCGACTAGCGCTCCGCCGCATACTTGACGAAGGCGGCGACGCTGAGGCGATGGCCGCTGAAGTGGACCGGATCATGGCGAAAGCCCGTCGGACCCGTGCCCGCCTGATCGCCGAATCCGAAGCGACCGGCGCTGTCACCGACGGCCAACTCGAAGCATGGGGCATCGAGGGGCTCACGATCCATGTCCGTTGGGTCACCGCCAACGACGAACGGGTCCGCCCATCACACGCGTCATTGAACGGCACGTCGGTCCGGGTCGGCGACTCGTTCGATATCGGCGGCTGCACAGGGGTCGGACCGGGACGATCAGGCTGCCCCTCTGAGGACTGTAATTGCCGATGCGTCCTCTCCCCCGTCCTCGCAGAACCCGCCCCACGAACAGATGTTCGGCGAACACATGTTCCCCCAACAGACGACGAATCGGCTATGCTGCGCGCCATGAAAGAGGCCCTATGACGATGACCCTGAACCGGGTTGTGACCGAGGATCAGATCCGCGGCTACTACACCCGTGCCGAAGGCGGCGACCTCACCTTCACCGCCGTGACCTCCGGTGTGAAACGCGACGGCCTCGACCTCGACGTTGCTGGACTGAGCACCGACAATTTCATGCGGAACCCGGTCGTCCTCTGGGTCCACGACTACGCCGGACAGGTCCTACCCATCGGCCGGGTCACCTCACTCTCCAAGGATGGCGGGTCGCTGATCGTCCGCATCCACTTCGATGACGGTGACCCGTTCGCGCAGGAGATCAGACGCAAATATGTGGAGGGCTATCTGAACGCTGTCTCCGTCGGATGGGACACCCTCGAAACGGATGGTAACCGGATCGTCCTCTCCGACCTCCTCGACGTGTCCGCGGTCCCGGTCCCCGGTGACCAGGACGCGTTGCTCCAACGGGCGGAGGAATATGCCCGGAGCCTCCGCAGCGAACCCACTATTGCCCCCGATTCCACGCAAGCGGTTTCGGAGGATGAGCCCGAACCTCGTCCCCTAAGGGCGGCGACGGTCGAGCAGGTAGACGAAATCATCATCATGCTCCAGAAGATGCGTGATGACATGGAACCGCAGCCTATGCAGGCTGCCGACGAGACTGTCGACGAGGCCCTTGTCGCACTCGACACACTATTAGGAGACCCACATGAGTGAATCAGATAACACTGCGCTCGTCGCAGAAGTCAAGGAGAAGCTGGCCGGCTTGGACCAGAAGTTCTCCGACACCGAGTTGGAGACCCGGATCAAGAAGGCCGTTGATGGTCTGATGGTCGACGACGCGTTCGTCCGCAAGATCCGTTTCGACGGTGGCGACAGTCGGCTGACCGGCTCGAAGTTCGCCCGCATGGGCATGAGTGTCGGGGACATCGAGTTCCTGCACGGCATCATGTCCAGCAACGCCCGTAAGGGTGGGGTCGGACCGTCCCCCGAACTGGACAACGCTTTCAAGGCGCTGAGCGAAGGGACCTACCGCACGGTCGTCGCCTCACAGGCCGCCGACATGCGGCAGATCGAAGAGGCCTACAACTCTGGGAAGCTCGATACCCGTGGCTTCAAGGAAGCTGTCCGGGCGGTCGAATGGAACTACCGTGCGCATGACACTGCTGAGACCGGGTTCGGTTTGCAGTTGATCGGCGCCCAGTATGTCGGCGAGTTGTGGGCGGGTGCCCGTGCCGAGTCACGGGTGTTCGGTCTCATCCCGACATTCCAGATGGCACAGGCGACGGCGTATCTGCCTGTCGCGGCTGCGCTGCCTGAGATGCTGTTCGTCGCCGAATCGACTGCGTCGAATAGCTCGAACTACACGACCAGTAAGACCGGGTCGAATGTGGTGCAGGTCACCCCATACAAGTTCGTGATCCACGAAATGTTCTCCGGTGAGATGGTCGAAGATTCGATCATCCCCTACCTGCCGTTCCTCCGTGCCCAGTTGCAGGCCGCCGTTTCCTACTACTCCGACTCGCTGGTCCTGAATGGGGATACGACGAATGCGGGTACCGGCAACATCAACCTGGATGACGCCGACCCGGCGGACACGAAGCACTACCTCGCGTTCGACGGTATCCGCCACGCGGCGCTCGTCGACACGACCACGAATACGGTGAACGTCGCCGCGGCGATCACCCTCGACGACCTGTCCCTGGTGAGGGGCAAGATGCTTCAGACCGCCTACAACCTGGACTGGGGACACCCCAACCAGCCGGGCGACCTGATCTACGTCGCTGACCCGGAGACCGCTGATGCGATCGCCATGCTTGACGAGCATCTGACGGTCGACAAGTTCGGTCCCTCGGCCACGGTCCTCAACGGGCAGGTGTCGAAGGTGTTCGGCGGCCATCCGCTGATCTCCTCGGTCGCCGTGTCGAAGACTGAGGCTGACGGGTTCGTGAGCACGACCGCGTCGAACAACACGCTCGGCCAGGTTGTCGCTTTCAACCGGAACGGCTTCACAGTCGGTATCCGACGGGACTTGCAGGTGGAGACTGAGCGGATCATCGCTACGGACCAGTCGCGGATCGTCGCGTCGCTGCGTCTCGGCTTCGGCCGTTACTCCCCGACTGGGGCAGCCAGCGGGATCGAGGCGGCTGCGGTGCTTCGTAACATCACTCTGCCCTCCTAGTAGGGCCTGACAGAAACGGTGAAACTGTGACCCCCACCCTCCGGGGTGGGGGTCCGTGAAGGAGTAAGAGATCATGGCAAGAGAACGAATCGACATCCTGTCGACCGGCGGCCGCTCCGAATTCTGGGCGAAGCGCCAGTCGACCACCACCCCCACCCGTGCACACGGTATCGTCGTCAACTTCGATAGCCTGTTCACAGGTGTCGGTGCGAAGCAGCAGCGTGGCCTCTCAATGTCCGGTGACCGCACCTCCGGCTATGTGATGGGCGGAGACGCCCACGACATGGGCATCGTCTACGACTACACGAACTATGCGGTCAACACGCCCGCCGGCGCTTATGCCCGTGGGGCGAGCATCGCGTTGACGAACCGTGGCTCCGGTACGATCGAAGCCCTGCAAGGGGCGTTCATCTCCGTGAAGCAGCGTGGCGACGGTGGGGCGATCACCAACCTCAAAGGCGTCCACGTGGACCTGGTCCACAATGTGGGTGGCACCGCGGCGACTGGCACGGAGGAAGGTGTCCGTGTAGAAATCCAGATGGAAGCCAACGGGCCCACCCATGCGGACACGACTGGCAACGCCGCGTTCATCGCCGATCAGCGGACCGACGGCGTGTACACGAACCTGCCTGACGGTTACGCGCTGAGGAACCGTGGCACCTCGTCGTGTAAGGGTTTCCGCTACGGCCTCGACTTCTACGATAGTCGGGCCGCGACGTGTGACCTGGCGGAGATCCGGTTCATGACCGCCGACGCGGGCGGACTGCCCTGCATCCTCGCCTCCGGCACCGCCGGTAACGATGGGGCGATCGTCGCCGACATCGGCGCCGATACTCTGTGGGCCGACGGCTCCCTCTACATTGAGGTAGCTGACGGTGGCGGCAACCTGTGGCAGAAGCAGAACGACGTGTGGGTCGACCTCCAAGCATGAGCGACACCCTGAATTCCCGTAAGGGCGACCTGGAAGCCTTTCTCCAGGTCGCCCTCGGGCGACTCGCAATGGCAAAGAGCGTCGTCGACGAGGAACAGGCCGGGGTCTACCAGATCGAGGGCAGGATCATGGAAGTGACTGAACTGATCGCAGCCGAAACCCCGGCGAAGAAGAAGAAGGGAGCATCGTGAGCGCATACACCGCTATCTACAAGTTTTCCACCAATGTCACTTTCAATGGCAGGCTCCAAACGATCGCCTGTGAGGAAGGGGATACGATCAGCTTGGACGACGATCTCGCCGTCGAAGTCCTGATCCAAGTACCCGGTGCGTTGCGGCCGGAGAAGCCTCAGCCTGAGTCCGAGGAACCCGAACCCGAGCCTCTACCGACGGTCGAAACCGATGTGGTGACCGCGCCCGGTCCCTTCGTCGAGGCGAAGACCCGTGCCGTCGTCGCCGTGAAGAAACCGCCTGTCAAGAAGAAGGCTACGAAATGACCAGGGCCCTCACCTCCAACAAGCTCACCCACGTTTACAAGGCGACCGCCACCGCCGATACGGACACCGAACTGATCGCCGACCCCGGTGACGGTTACAAGATCGCGATCTGCGGCATCTACATCTCGTCGGATGTGGCACAGTCGGTGCTGATTGAGCATGGTTCCACCGCGTTGCACAAGCAGTATGTCCCGGCGAACGGCGGGTCGATCGCCGCGTTCCAGGGTGCGGAGGAGCAGGTTCTGTGGACCGCCGCGGCTTCGACCAGTGTGACATACACAAACAGTGTGGCCGGGAATCTGGTTATCGAAGCCTGGTATCGGACGGTTGTCGCCTGATGCAGCTGCTGCTGCGCCGCTCAGTGTTCGCCGCGGTCCCCGAGTTGAAGCGTCGGCTGTTGGCCCGCACTGTGCGTAAGGTGCTCGGTGTCCCCGCTGATTACAGGGCCGGGACGCAGCGGTGGCTCGCGTTCTCAGACGGCAGCATCGACTGGAACGATGTCAGACGGTTGATCGCCGCGGTGGAGGGTGCCGCGTCGTTCCCGGATTCCCAGGACGACGACGCGGCTGACGCGGTTACTTTGCGTGACTGGCTGACGACCCGTCTCCCCGCCCCACCCGGTGACTCAGATGACCCGGTGGTGCTGTATGCGAGGCCGTGGCTCAGGTTCACGACCGAAGGGCTTTCCCCTATTGATTCGGAACTTGTCGCAGCAGAAACAGGGGTGAGGTAATGGCGATTCTGAGTGACGCTGTCGCCTGGTGGCAGGTAGCCAAAAATCGTGTGTGGGGCTACGGCGGTTCGGGTGCGGCGTTCAACGCCGCGTCGCCGCTCCTCGTCAACCTCCCCTCCCTAGGTGTGGATCAGTGTCTAGTCACACCGGGACTGACCACCGATTTCGCCAAGACCTCTGTGGCGTTCACGCAGGGGCAGGGGTTGGTGGAGATTGTGACACGGGTGATGCTGCGGGACTGGACACCCGCGGCGAATCAGTACTTGGTTGGGGGCAGCGGCACGGTCCCGCTCAAAACCTACTGTACCTCCGCAGGTATAGTCGGGTTTGCGGTTCGTCTATCAAACGACACCTGGGGCGTGGATGATGTCAAGTCGCTGGTCGGGATTGCCGTCAACATGGAAGCCCTATGGCTGAAACTCACTTACGATCCTGCCACTGGCGCGGCCACTTGGAACTATTCCACCGAGGGCGACTCGTTCGACCCGGACACAGGAGCATGGACTTCGTTCGGCACCGCGACAGGCACCGCGGGTACGGACCTGAAAGCCAGCACCGCCTCTCCGAATCTTATCGCGATGGCAAGCAACCAGGTGGGGGCTACACCCGCCCTCGGGGCGATGATGTATCTGCGGGTCACCTACAACGGCACCCTCGTCGCGAACACCGATTTCACCGACCCGACCCAATTCACGCCGGGTGCTACGACCGGGACCGATGCGACCGCGAACATTTGGACCATCGCCCAGGGGACGGGGGGCGCGGTCGCGCAGGTCACCGATAAGGACTGTTGGCTTGGCACGGGGACAGGATATCTGACTGTGCTACATCGCCCTGACGGGCTACTGGACTATGCGGGTGATTTCACTGTGGTCGGGGGTTATCGGACAAGCGCCGCGGTGAGCGGAAGAATCGGGTCAAAGACCAACAGTGTTGTCACGAGCGTCGGACGGGGACTCTATCACGCTGCAACTACGAATCTCATCACTCAGGTGATATACGGCACCGGGCTTATCGCCGATACTGCGGCGGCCGCCACGACCCTGAACACTTACACCGTCGCGGCAGGCGCTCGTGACTATGGGACCACGGTCACCGCATATCGGAATGGCGTCGCGTCGGGCTCATCGACCGTGGACACGCAGACGAGTATCGCCAATGCTGTGAATCTGGTTCTCATGGCCGAATCGGACGCGGATACGCTACTCTCGGGCGAGTTGATGTGGTACGCCGAGTTCTCCCGACTCCTCACCCAAGACGAACACACCGCACTTGGCGCATGGTCGGGCACTATCGCTACCGAACCCTCATGGCTCCGCGGCACAGCCGTCTTCTACGTCAACGCCGCTGACCCCGCGCAGACCACCGCGTACATCGAAGCGAACGCGGTCATCAACCTGGCGACCTCGCTGAGCGTGACTGGCCTCGCCCCGATCCTATTGGACTTGAGCGGGAATGGGCACCACATGCTGAATCCGGGTGGGACGAACTCACCGACCCCATTCGACACATGGGATGGGGCACAATACGTTCGGCTCCCAGGGATCGCGGCGAACTATGTGTCCTGTCCCGACTCGGCGGGTGTCTCTGTCACCGGCGATATTGATATCCGCTGGTATGGGACAATGGACGACTGGACCCCCACCGCTCTCAGCACCCTCATCGCCAAATGGCTGGTCACCGGGAATCTTAGGTCCTACATGGTCCAAGTGAACACTAACGGGACCCTACTGTTCTCCTGGTCCGAGGACGGCACCGCGGTCCTCTCC